CTACAGAATATTCAATGATTATAGTTATTTGAGCCGTGAAACATATATTATTGTTGTGAAACATCAAAAAAGTGAAAGCCCGGTCGGACGCTATTTGACCAAATAGCGCCTATCCGGCTCCACATTTTTTTAGTATTTGGCACCAAAGACGGAGGGCCTTGAATGAAAAAATGGTATAAATCCAAGGCAGTTTGGGGTGGTCTGGTGTCTTCGCTGGCTGGGTTGGCCGGCGTCTTCGGCTTCGCGCTCGATTCCGACACCCAGATGGAACTCACGAACCTTTGCCTCGCCGTTGGCTCCGCCGTTGGCGGGGTTATGGCGATTTATGGGCGAGTTCGGGCCGTTTCCTGCATAAAAAGGAAGCTGAAATGAGTATTCAGTTTTCCCCCGGGCCCTACTACGAGGACCTACCAGACGGGCGGCACCGGAAGCTGCTCCAGGATTGGGTCGTCATCGTCCACGGGCGTCCAATTCTCATCCCGGCGGGGTTTATCACGGACTGCGCGTCCATCCCGCGGTTCCTGTGGCCTATTCTTCCGCCTTTTGGGGAGTACACGAAGGCCGCGATCCTGCATGATTGGCTCTACCAGTTCGGGGATTTCACTCGGGCGGAGTCGGATTGGACATTTTTGGAGGCCATGATAGCCCTGGACGTTCCTGTTTGGAAACAATGGGCCCTGTACTCCGGGGTCCGGGCTGGGGCGTTCCCCGCGTGGAACAAATACCAGAAGCAACGAATTTTTATGGGTTTTGAAACCCAGGAGGACTAACAAATGCCGTACTTAAATGACCAAGTTTATGACAATGGTTTGACTGTCCTCGACACCGAGGCCAACGTCCTGCACATCTGCACCCAGGAGCCCACGGACTACACCGGGGCCGTGACGACCTACACCAAGGGCAACAAAACCGCGCTCTCCATCGGCGCGCCGGCCGCCGGCTCCCCGAATGGCCGCCAGGTAACGGTGGCCTCGATCTCGGACGGGTCTGTGACCGGAACTGGAACCGTAACCCACTGGGCCATCGTGGACACGACCAACTCCCGGCTTCTTGCCGCCGGCGCGCTGTCCGCTTCCCAGGCCGTGACTTCGGGCAACACGTTCACGCTGGCCGCGTTCACCATCCGCATCCCGGCCGCTGTGTAACGAGGCGTAGCCCGTGGCCCTGACAATCCAAAGCCCCGGAACCCTCGCGGTTTCCGCCCAGGCCGGAACGTCCATTTCGGTGGCGTATCCGGCGAGTGCCGCTGAAGGCGAAAAGCTCATCCTCATCTTGGGGATGAAGCCGAGCACGGCCAACAGCGGTTCGGTCACGACGCCCGCCGGTTGGACCCTGGTTGGCTCTTTGACTGCGGCGGGGGGCTACGGGACAACGCTTGGCGCGGACACGGGCAACACCAATCTCTTTGTCTACGAGCGGACTGTCCCCGCCGGGGGCCTTTCCGGCTCTCTGACCGTCAGCGTTGCCACAAACAACGTCTGTTGGGCGCAGATGGAGCGGATCACCTCCAGCAATGGGGCCTGGCACTCCGTGGCGATGGCCTCCGGGTCCGACATAACGGACGATGCTTCGGTTTCCGTGGCCTGCGGCTCGAACCCTGGAGTGACCGCAGGGGACGCCATCTTCACGGCCTTTTGCTGTCCCACGGATGCCATCACCGGGTTCTCGGCCTATGGCGCGACCCAGTCCGGGGTGACGTTCGGAACTTGGACACAGCGGGCCTATGCCGATTCCGGGACCGGCAACGACATCGGCGGTTTTATCGCCTCCTGCCTGGTGTCCTCCGGAGCGGCCACGGGCAACCCGACCGTCACCGCGACCGCTGCCGGAACCCTGACCAACGTCAGGGGGCCGGGGATTTTTGTTCGGGTGCGGGAGACCGCGGACACCGTTGACGATTTGACCGCTACGGGCATCGCCGCCGGGTCCCCCGTCGTGGGTGGCCCCGCGCTTGGCCAGAAGCACGCGCTGACCGCCACGGCCATCGCCGCAGGATCTCCTGTCCTGGGCAACCCGGCCATCAGCCAGACCCAGGTATTGGTTGCCACGGCCCTCGCCACAGGCGCCCCGGTCTTGGGCAACCCGGCGCTTACCCAGCGAGTTACCCACACGCTGACCGCCACGGCCCTGGCCACCGGATCTCCGGTCCTGGGCAACCCGGCCATCAGCCAGACCCAGGTGTTGGCCGCCACGGCCCTGGCCACGGGATCCCCGGTCCTGGGCGCCCCGGCCGTTGGCCAGAAGCACGCCCTGACCGCCACGGCCATCGCCGCCGGCGCCCCGGTTCTGGGCAACCCGGTCCTGGTTCATGTGGCGGGGGTCCACACCCTGACGGCAACGAACTTGGCCGCGGGGGCCCCCGTTCTTGGGACCCCCGTCCTGGCCCACAAATACAACCTGGCCGCCACGGCCCTCGCCACAGGCGCCCCGGCCCTGGGCAACCCAGCCGTCGGCCAGAAGCACACGCTGACCGCCACGGCCCTCGCCACCGGATCTCCGGTCCTGGGCACCCCGGCCATCAGCCAGGCCAACGTATTGACCGCAACGGCCATCGCCGCCGGGGCCCCCGTCCTGGGCAACCCAGCCGTTGGCCAGAAGCACACCCTGACCGCCACGGCCCTGGCAACCGGATCTCCGGTCCTGGGCACCCCGGTCCTGGCGCACATGGCTGGCGTCCACGCCCTGACCGCCACGGCCTTGGCCACCGGATCTCCGGTTCTGGGCAACCCGGCCCTGGCCCACAAATACAATCTGACCGCCACGGCCATCGCCGCCGGCGCCCCGGTCCTGGGCCACCCGGCCGTTGGCCAGAAGCACACCCTGACCGCCGCTGCCATCGCGGCCGGCGCCCCGACCCTTGGAACGCCGTCGCTGTCCCAAGCCTTCGCCCTGGTGGCTCTCGGGCTGGTGGCCGGGGCCCCCCGTCTTTGGTTCGCCCTCCCTGGCGGAGAGGAGTTCTTTCGGGGTCTTTGTTTCCCTCGTGGCGCAGAAGCAGGCGCGCCTCTCGCTTGACGCGGGTATCGCGGACTCGGTAGTCCTTTTGGCGGAACGGAGCGGCCCGGAGGCGTGCGGCGCGGCCAGGTTTGGAAACCCGAAAATTGACGCAGTACGGAGGCAATGATGTACGCGGGAGACTATATCACCTTTGAATTCACGGCGAAGGAAGAATCCGGGGCCGTTATTAACCTCACGGGGATGACCCTGAAATGGGCGCTCGGCAGAACGAAGAATGGACCGAAGCTCCTGACGAAAACGGTTGGGGCGGGGATAGTGATAATCGACGCGGCTACGGGGCGTTTTAACGTATCTTTGGCCGAAGCGGACACTATCAATTTCGAGGGCGACTACTATCACGAAGCGAAGCTCTTTGACACGACGAAGCCATACACCATTTTTGCCGGCACAATATCTTTCGAGAAAACGCTGATACACCAGGAGTAGGAAGATGCCGCCAAGCGATGATGATATTAAGGAACTTTGGGGCACGGTCGACGAGATGCGCGCTATCCTGGCCAAGAATGGCATGGCTTTGTCCCGCATAGAAACGCTTCTTTCCGAGAGGTGTACCATTCGCGGGAAGAGCCAGGACGAATTGCACGAGCGCGTCAAAGCCCTGGAGTCAAAACTGTGGTGGATGGGCGGGGCCGCAACGGGGGCCGCCGCTGCCCTGAACTGGTTTCTATCCCATTTTTCTGGTGGTACTCATGGGTAAGATAGTCAACCAGCGCGAACTGGCCGAGATCGTCGGCGTGGCGAACAACACACTCCAGGCGTGGCGCTCCGAGGGCATGCCCTGCCTGGCCACGGCGGACAAGAAGGGCCAGGCCGCTAGGTACGACACGGCCGCCGTCATTGATTGGCTCCGGGGGCGCGCCGCCGGGTCCGCTGGCGAAGACACGATCAACGCCAGGTACGAGCAGGCCAGGCTCACGAAGCTGAAGGCTGACAACGAGGCCCTGGATGTGGCCCAGAAAGAGGGCACGCTCATCGAGGCCGCGGCGGTCGCGGAGGTCTGGGACCGCCTCCTGGGAAATTTCCGGTCGAGGCTCCTGTCCCTGCCCTCCGCGATGGCCGATGAACTGGCCCCGTTGACGGACCCGCGGGAGATCCAGGCAGTGCTGAAAATCATAATAAACCAGGTACTTGAGGAGTTGGCGAACGCTGATGCTGAAGAGATTTGCTCCGACACTGAAGAGAACTTTGACTTCTAGCCTGCGGATTCTGACTCCGCCGGCGGATCTCACGGTTTCTCAATGGGCAGACCAGACGCGAATGCTCTCCCCCGAGGCCAGCGCGGCCCCGGGCCGCTGGCGCACGGACAAGGCGGAGTACCAGCGCGGCATCATGGACGCCTTTTCTGACCCCCAGGTCGAACAGGTCGTCATCATGTCGAGCGCCCAGATCGGCAAAACCGAAATTTTGAACAATATCGTGGGGTTCTTCATCGACCAGGACCCGTCGCCCATGCTCGTGGTCCAGCCGACCCTCGACATGGGCCAGGCATGGTCGAAGGACCGCCTCGCCCCGATGCTGCGGGACACCCCTTCGCTGCAGGGCCGGGTCAAGGATGTGAAATCGCGTTTCAGCGACAACACGATCCTCCACAAGAAATTCCCTGGCGGGCACCTCACGGTATGCGGCGCGAATAGCCCCTCTTCGCTCGCATCCCGGCCCGTCAGGGTTGTTCTCTGCGATGAAGTGGACCGCTACCCGGTTTCCGCCGGCACCGAAGGCGACCCGGTCAAGCTGGCCTGGAAGCGTTCGGCCGCGTTCTGGAACCGCAAGGGCCTCCTCTGCTCGACGCCGACGGTCAAGGCCGACCCGAGTATGGGTTCCGGGTCCAGGATCGAGTTGGCCTTCGAGCACTCGGACAAGCGGTTTTTCTTCCTGGCATGCCCGCACTGCCGCTACGAACAGGTCCTGAAGTGGGCGCAAGTGCAGTGGCCCGCCGGCGAGCCGGAACAGGCCCAATACTACTGCGAAGCCTGCGGTGCGGCCTGGACCGAGGGCGAGCGCCGGGCGGCGATCCGGAACGGACGCTGGAAAGCCACGGCTCCGTTCCACGGCACGGCCGGCTTCCACATCTGGGAAGCCTACAGCCCATTTTCGTCCCTGTCTGGCATCGCCCGGGCCTTCCTGGAGGCCAAAAAGCAGACGGAAACGCTCAAGACATGGGTCAACACCGTCCTGGGCGAGTCCTGGGAAGACGCCGCCGACAAGGTCAACGCCACCCCGCTGATGGAGCGCCGGGAGGACTACGCCCCGTTCGTGCCGGAAGGCGCCGCGGTGCTGACCGCCGGCGTCGACACGCAGGACGACCGCCTGGAGGTCGAAGTGGTGGCCTGGGGCGCGGATTTTGAAACCTGGAATGTGGACTACAAGATTTTTTATGGGGACCCCAACCGGGACGCGGTCTGGGAAGACCTCTACGACTATTTGAGGAGTCCGTTCCGGCACCAGCTTGGCCGCTCGATGACGGTTGCGGCAACGTGCGTGGACTCCGCGGGCCACTGTTCCGATGCGGTGTACCGTTTTTGCAAGAAGCACGAAAAGCAGCGGATCTTCGCCATCAAGGGCGTGCCTGAATCCGGGAAGCCGATAGCCGGCCGCCCGAGCAAACGCAACAAGGGCAAGGTCAAGCTGTTCCCGGTCGGCGTCGACACCGCCAAGGAAGTGGTCTACTCGCGCCTGCGCGTGGAGGAACCCGGCCCCGGGTACTGCCATTTCCCTATGGAGCGGGACCAGGAATACTTCGACCAGCTTACGGCGGAAAAACGGACCACGAAGTACACCAACGGGCGGCCCAAGATGGTTTGGTCCCAGACCCGGAAACGAAACGAGGCCCTGGACTGCCGTGTCTACGCCACGGCGGCCTATGCGATCCTGAAACCGTCCATCGGCGCCTTGCTCCGAAAGATGGGCCAGCTACACCGCCAGGTCGAACAGATCCCGGTTGCTACGGCGGCCCCGGAGCCGAGAAGGCCCGCCATACTGGAAGAGGAAACGGTTCCGGAAGCCGTGGTACCACGGAAACGAATAGCCCGTCGTAGAAGCGGCGGCTTTGTGCAGGGGTGGTAAATATGACGCCCGAATACCTTGTTCGAGGAATGAACGCCGATTGGACTGTGTCCGCTCCGGACTACCCGGCCAGCGATGGGTGGATAGTGGAGTACACGATCCTGAACACGGAGGGCCAACACGTTTTCGTGTCGACGGCGGTAAACGGCCAGCATTCCATCAGCATTGACGCTGCGGCTACGGCAGAATACGGGGTTGGTGAGTATTTCTACCAGGCGGTGGCGAAGAAGGACACGAAAGTCTACCCTGTCGAAACCGGGTACCTCGTTGTCAAGCCAAACTTCAAGGATCTGGCGAGTGGTTACGACACCCGCCCGCACTGCAAAAAGGTCCTCGACGCCATCGAGGCCCTGCTGGAAGGCAAGGCCACAAAGGATCAGGCGCGGTATATCATCGGCTCCCGCCGGCTGGATAGATACACGTTCGAGGAACTTCTCGTCTTCCGGGACAGGTACAAAGCGGAGTGGAAGTCATGGCTGAAGGCGGAAAAACTGAAGCAGGGAATGGGCGGCGGTAACGTCCTGGTGAGGTTCTAACTATGGGATTTTTTGACCTTTTCAAAAGAAAGAAGGCAAAGGGTTCTGGATCTCCCCGGCGGAATCTCCGTTCCTTCGCTGGCGCTGAAGGGGGCCGCCTGTTCGGCTCCTGGGCGGCTTCGGACAGTTCCGGCGATGTGGCTATCCAGTACAACGTCCGCACCCTCCGCAACCGTTCTCGGCAACTCGCCGAGGACAACGAATGGATCAAACGGTTCCTGTCCTTGCTCCGGATAAACGTCGTCGGGCCGGCGGGCTTTGCTTTCCAAAGCAAGGTCAAGGACCAGCGCGTCGACGGCACCTACAAGATGGACACCAAAGCCAACGCCTACATCGAGGAGGCTTGGCGCCGGTGGACCGGGGCGAAGAAATTCTGTTCATTTGCCCGGCGTTTTTCCCTGCCCCAAATGGTTTCCCTGCTCATAACTTCGGTTGCCCGGGACGGCGAGGTCTTCATCGTGCGGATGCGCGAGGGGGACCGCCGCAACCCGTTCCGCCTTTCTCTCAAATGCCTGGAAGCCGACTACCTCGACGAAACCCACGACCTGGATCTCCCAGACGGGCGGATCATCCGGATGGGGATAGAGCAATCCGCGGAAGGCGAGATCCTTGCCTACCATTTTTTCAGGCAACACCCGGGGGACCGCGCCGGGATGGCCCAGCTAAATGAGCGGGTCCGGGTCCCGGCCGAAGACGTCCTCCACCTGTTCGTTCCGGACCGGCTCTCGCAGTCGCGGGGCGTCCCGTGGCTTCACGCTTCGCTCCGCAGGACGAAGATGTGTTCCGGGTACGAAGAGGCGGAACTGGTCGCGGCCCGCGCCGGCGCCAGCAAGATGGGCTTCTACGTCAACCAGGACGGAGACGGGGAGGGCTACGGGGAAGACGACGGCGCCGGCAACTTCCTGGAGAAGTTCGAGCCAGGCACCATCGGGGTGGCCCCGAAGGGGTACACCTTCCAGGATTTCGACCCTAAACACCCGGCGGACGCCTTCGACAAATTCCTGAAGCACAACTTGCGGGCCATCGCGGCCAGCTTGAATGTCGCGTACCCGAACCTGGCCGCGGATCTGGAGGGCACCTCCTACAGTTCGATCCGCCAGGGGACCCTCGACGAGCGCGACTACTGGGAAACGCTCCAGAATTGGATGATCGTCGAGTTTTTCATGCCTGTTTTCGAGTGGTGGCTCGCGGCCGCGCTGATGACCCAGCAAGTGCCGCTCCCCATGTCGAAGTTCGATAAATTCAATGCGCCCCAGTTCCGTGGCCGCCGGTGGAAGTGGGTTGACCCCCAGAAGGACGCGAAGGGCGACGAGATAGCCCTCCTGAACGGGTTCACCACGCTGACCCAGGTCGTTACAGACCGGGGGCTCGACATTGAGGATGTGTTCGCGGAGTTGGAATTCGAGAAGGAAAGGCTTACCGCCATTGGGGTGGAATTGCCTTACCTCTTCCCGAAACAGGCCGCGAAGGCCGTGGAGGAGCCAAATGCCCAAGAAACAGATCAAGAGTAAGGCTCTGACAAGGGAATTTTCCCTTGACAGGACCTCCGTAGATGTCGAGGCCCGCACTCTCCCTATTTCCTTCAGTTCTGAACACCCGGTGGAACGGTGGTTCGGCACTGAAATTCTCGATCATTCGCCAGACGCCGTTGACCTTGGCCGGTTGAACGACGGAGCGCCCCTGTTGCTGGGGCATAGCTGGGACGATCAGATCGGGGTCGTGGAGTCTGCCTCGGTGTCCGCTGACAAGGTTGGTCGGGCCGTAGTGCGCTTTGGGAAAAGCGCCAGGGCCGAGGAAATCTTGCAGGACGTCATCGACGGAATCCGCACAAAGATCTCGGTTGGATACCGCATCGCCGAGATGGTGCTTGAAAAACAGGACAAGGACGCCGGGGATACCTACAGGGCCACTCGTTGGACCCCGTTGGAGATCTCCATTGTCCCGATCCCGGCGGACCCCAACGTGGGCGTCGGCCGAGATCTTGACCCCGAAAACGAGTTCATAAACGTGCGCGGACTCCCGGAAGAGGAGATCCACGAGGAGGAAAGAATCATGCCTGAAGATAAGATCATCAACGTCGAGGAAGTGGTCAGCGAAGCCCGCAAAATGGAACTGTCCCGTGTGCGTGAAATCATGGCCCTTGGCGACAAGTGCGGATGCGCCCCCGAAGCTCGCCAGTTCGTCGACAACGGCAAGTCCGCCGAAGAGTTCCGCTCGTTCATCCTGAATGAGAAATGGGGCCAGAAAGACAACATCCGCGAAGTCCGGGACAACCCCGAGATCGGCCTGACCAACAAGGAACGCAAGGATTATTCCTTCCTGCGCGCCTTGAACGCCGCCGCTTCAGGCGATTGGAAGGACGCCGGCTTTGAGTTGGAGTGCTCCCGCGCCGCCGCGAAGATCCTCCGCCGGGACCCGCAGGGTTTCTTCATCCCTCACGACGCTATGGTTGGCACTCGTGACTACGTCTCCATCGACCTGACCAGCCACACCGGCGAAAAGACCGTCGCCACGGATCTCCTGTCCGGTTCCTTCATCGAAATGCTCCGCAACTCGATGATGGTGCGCCAGATGGGCATGCGTGTGCTGGCCGGCCTGGTCGGCGACATCGCCATCCCGCGCCAGACCGGCGGGGCGACCGCCTACTGGCTGACTGAAGACTCGAACAGCACGGATTCCATCCAGGCTTTCGATCAGCTTACCATGACTCCCAAGACCGTGTCCGGTCAGACCCAGGTCACGCGCAAGCTCCTGCAGCAGTCCAGCCTCGACGTCGAAGCCTTGATCCGTCAGGACCTGGCCCAGACCCTGGCCCTGGCCATCGACGTAACCGCTCTCCACTCCGACGGCACCGGCAACCGCCCCAAGGGCATCACCGGCACCTCGGGCATCGCCACGGTCGCTCTCGGCACCAACGGCGCGGTCCCGACCTACGCGGCCATCGTCGACATGGAAACCCAGGTGGCCATCGACAACGCTCTCCTGGGCTCTGTCGGCTACCTGACCAACGCCAAGGCCCGCGGCAAGCTGAAGACCACCTTCATCAACTCCACCGGCGGCGAGACTCCGATCTGGCAGAAGGGCGAAGGCCCGGGCTGGGGCGAGGTGAATGGCTACCGCGCCGGCGTGTCCAACCAGGTTGCCAGCAACCTCGTGAAGGCTTCTTCTGGGGCCGTCTGCTCCGCCGCTTTCTTCGGAAACTGGGCGGACATGATTATGGGCATGTGGGGCGGGCTTGACGTCATCGTCGACCCCTACACCGGATCCAGTTCCGGCCGCGTGAAGGTCGTCATGTTCCAGGATTGCGACATCCTGATCCGCCACGCCGAGTCCTTCTCGGTCATTCTGGACATGCTGACCACCTAGTGCTGACAACCAATAACGCCGGGGCGGTCATCGGGCCGCCCCGGCCTACAGAACCCGAGGGGAATACTATGAAAAGCTACAAAATTTTGAGGCACTTCCTGCACAAAGGCGTGGTTCTTTTCGCTGGCGCACTGGCCGAAATGACCGACGAGGAAGCCAAATTCCTCGTGAGGACAGGCCGCCTCGAGGAAGCCACGGAAGTGGAGCTTGAGGACATGACGAAGGACGCCCTTTTGAAGCTGGCCCAGGAAAAAGGTCTTGAGGTCAAGCCGACGATGAAGAAAGGCGACCTGATCGACCTTTTGAGGCTGGAGGGGTAGCATGCCCATTTTCGCGTCCGACGATCTGCCCCTGTTCTTCGAGGATTTCGGGGAGCCCGCCCTTCTGAAGCGCAGGGCCGCGGCTACGTCCACGGCTGTCTCCGCCGTCTTCGACGAAGGCAAGGCCCTCGGGAAGGGCGGGGACGTTGGCGAGGACGCGGACGAGGTCATGCGCCCGGGAATGGGCAACTACTCCATCATCTATCTGTCCCAGGTCGCGGTCCCGACGAAACCCGCCTACCAGGACATCGTCAAGCGCGGCGCCTCCGGGACGCTGGGCGACTTCACGATCTTGCAGACCAAGGCCGAAGATGGCCTCTGGAAATGCTGGGCCGTCGACGACGAGAGGATGGGTTTCTGATGGCCAAGATCGTCCCCATGTACCACACATCGGACTCGGCCTGGTTCGACATTGAGGACCAGGCCACTCCCTATCTCCAGTACCTGAACCGGACGTTCCCGCGGGAGATGAAGTCCGCGCTCAAGTCCTTGGGGTGGTATCTGCGGGAGAAGATCAAGAAAGGGATCGAGACGGCGAACCCTGGCGGACGCCGCCTGCACCCGCTCTCCCTGATCCAGCGCATCCGGCTCCTGGACTCCATCAAGACCGTGAAGCGGCGCAAGACGCCGCTGAAATGGGCAAAGGGGAAGGGCGTAGGACGCCCGAGCCGGTTCTATTTTATGACGATGGCCAAGGTCATGGGCGGGGCAACGGAAATGCCCTACGGCCGCAAGATGGCTCGCGCCGTCCGGTACAACTACGACGACGCCGGCCGGTCGGTGCACATCGGCTGGATCACCCCCACGGCTGGCTCTTACGCCCGTGCACTGGGCCAGGGCATGCGCGGCGGCAAGATGGCATGGAAGCGCGGCGGGCAGACGGTGACGGCCAGAATGAGCAAGCTGTTCGCGGCCGCCGGGATCTACGTCAAGCCGGGCAAGCAGTTGAAGACCCCGGCGCGCCCGGTTGTCGGGCCGGTGTTTGACCGGCACAAGGCCGAGATCCCGCGCTACATCGAAGACAAGATCTCCATGTGGCTGCGGAAGTCCCTTTCCCGCTCGATCACGCACCACACCGCCAAGGCGGTCATGGGCAATAGGGCCTACGCCCGGTTTGCGAGGTACGCCGCATGATAAATGTCAACGACATCCTGGAACTTTTCGCCACCAAGCTGGCCGCGTCCACGGCCCTGGACGCCTGGTGCCAGACAAATTTCGGCAAGGACCTGACGATTTTCCTCGGGGTCGACGTCCGGGAACCCCCCGGGAAAGCCTTCGCCCCGTTCGTGGTGCTGCAGCCAGGCCCGGCCCAGGAAGGCGACGAGGTGTCCATGTTCTCGTACCAGGTCACGGTGGATTGGTGCATCGTCCAGGAAGAGACGACGGTCACGGGCAACGTCCGCAGGATCAAGGGCCTGGAGCTTTGCGACGACATGGGCCGCCTGATCCTGGACGAACTGCGGCCCGCAAGCGTTAACGTGACCCTGTCGACATGGAACTACACCGTCGAACAGGTAGAATTTTTCCCAATGATTATGGCCGGTTTGGATCTGACTCTCAACGTCCCGCACCTGATTGGCGGGTCAATCTCGCTATAGGAGGAACCTATCATGGCGATGGCAAAAGGTTATCAGTCACAGGTTGCGATGGATTTTGAGACGACCTTCGGGACCGACCCGGGGGCCCCCAACGGACTCGCAATCCCCGTCAACACGTTTGATGTGAAAGGCTCGCGGAATCTCAACTCCGCGCAGACTATCGTCGGGACTCGCAACCCCGTCGAGCCCTTCGTCGGCAACAACCAGGTCAACGGCTCCGCGGTCATCCCGGTGGACGTCCTGGCGATGGGCTACTGGCTCAAGGCCATGTTCGGCGCGCCGACCACTTCGGGCTCCGGACCCTACACCCACACGTTCAAGCTCGGCACGACCCAGCCGTCCCTCGTGCTGGAAAAGAAGTTCGCCACGGCGACGGCCAGCTACATGAAGATGAACGGTTGCAAGGTCAGCAAGTTCTCCCTGTCCGCCGGCGGCGACGGTGAACTGACCGCGAACGTCGACATCGAAGGCGCCAAGGAAACCGTCGGCACGACCGCGTACGACGCCACGCTGACCGCCATCGCGCTGACCCGGTTCAACCAGTTCCAGGCCGCGATCAAGGAAGGCGGCTCCACCCTGGCCAACGCCACGGCGTTCAGCTTCGACCTGGATCTTGGGCTGGACACCGACGTCTACGTCATCGGAGGCAAAGGCTACCGAGGCGATCTCCCGGAAGGCGTGGCCTCTGTCGGTGGAACGCTGACCACTTTGTTCGAGAACACGACGCTCCTGACCAAGGCGATCAACAACACCGAAACGTCCCTGGAGATCTCGTTCACCAACGGCACGAACATCCTGCGCTTCACGTTCCCGGAAGTTCTGCTCCAGATGAACACCCCCGGCATCACCGGCCCGCAGGGCATCCGTCTCGAACTGCCTTGGCAGGCGTACTATGGCAACCACGCGGACGCCACGGCGGTGAAGGTGGAACTCATCAATGGCCAGGCTTCCTACGCATAAACCTTTGAAATGAGGGGCAAACTCATGAAGAAAGAAGTTCTTGGATTCCAGATCAGGGCGTTGACCCGCAAAGAGATCAAGGCCCTGCGCGAGCAGGGCGTGGATCTGTTCAGCTTCGAGGGCGACAAGGCCATCTACAACGTGGACCCGGTCCTCGATCTCGTCTACCCCGGCGACAAGAAAGCCGAGGACCTGGCGTTCCCGGACGCCGCGAAGGTCTACCAGGCCATCCTGGGCGCCACCCTGGGGGTGGAGGAAGAGGAAAAAAACTCGTAGCGGTTTGGGCCTGGCTGCCCGGCGACTCGGCAAAATATTGCCGCACATGCCGGGACACGCAGGCCCAGACCGGCCGATCCATTGA